ACCATCTGTTCTTGGTGGTGGCCAAGCTGAACCTAGGACGCTGAACTGAATGCAAACGCCTGACATGGATATGATGGACGTCCTGATTCAGGATGTTGCTGATGGAACCAACGAGCTCGAAGAGATCCTCAAAGCCAGGGGTCGGGTCAAACAGACTGTCGACGAATGGTTGAATCAGGTTGACTACGAAAGCCTGAATGACGGGTCGTATGTCCCGACGGCGTTTGCACTCAAATTCACCAATTTCATCAAGCTGGTAAACGGTCGGGAAGGTGAGGAAAACCAGACGCCCGTCGTTCACCTTAAGATGCTGGATCAGATTGCTGGGCAGAAGCAGAACATTGCGAACCTTTGCGCCCGTGGTCTGGCCAAGACAACGCTCTTCTTCGAATATCTTGTGCTGTACCTCGCAGTGTTTGGCGAGATTGACGGCTTCGGGAAAGTCGAAGGAATGATCTACGTCTCTGACTCGATGGAAAACGGTGTGAAGTCGGCTCGTAAGAACATCGAGTTTCGGTGGGAAAACTCAGAGTTCTTGCAAGAGTGGTTGCCGCCTGCGCATGTGAAGATCACCGACAACTACATGGAATTCAGATCCAAGGGTGGGAACCCGTTGGACGGAAACAACGGCAAACCCAACATCCTCGGTGTGAAGATGTTCGGTGCGAAAACAGGCTTGCGCGGAACCAAAATCTTCGGAAAGCGACCGACGCTGTGTGTGCTCGACGATCTGGTATCTGACGATGACGCCAAATCGAAGACAGCAATGCTCGCGATCCGCGACACGATCACCAAAGGTGTGGACTTTGCTTTGCATCCGGCGCGCCGGAAAACGATCTTCAACGGCACACCCTTCAACAAAGGCGACGTGCTGTACGAAGCGGTGGAGTCCGGGGCATGGCACGTCAACGTCTGGCCGGTGTGCGAACGCTTCCCGTGCTCCCGGGCCGAGTTCAAAGGCGCCTGGGATGATCGTTTTACCTATGACTTCGTGAAGGCCCAGTACGAGAAGGCGGTCCTCGAAGGATCGACCGCAGCCTTTAATCAAGAGCTCATGCTGCGGATATCGTCCAGCGAAGAACGTTTGGTTCAGGACTCGGAGATCCGCTGGTATTCACGCAAGTCGCTGATCGAGAACAAGCACCGGTTTAACTTCTACATCACGACCGACTATGCCACGAAGGCCAAGCAGTCTTCGGACTTTTCGGTCACATCTGTCTGGGCCTACAACTCCAATGGAGACTGGTTCTGGGTAGACGGGGTGTGCCGGAAGCAGACGATGGACAAGAACATCAATGACCTGTTCAAACTGGTGCAGCAATACCGGCCGCAGAGTGTCGGGATAGAGATCTCGGGACAGCAAGGAGCGTTCCTTGACTGGATCACGACTGAGATGATCAACCGCAACACTTGGTTCACTTTTGCCCAAGGGAAGAACGGGCAGCCGGGGATCCAGCCAGTGGGCGACAAACTGAGCCGGTTCAACCTTGTGGTGCCGATGTTCAAAGCAGGAAAGATCTACTTTCCCTCAGAGATGCGAACTTCAGAGATCATGGGAGAGTTCATCGGTGAGCTGGAACTGGCAACATTCGACGGCATAAAATCCAAACACGATGACGCAATCGACACAATCTCGATGCTCATGTATCTTAAGCCTTGGAAGCCAAGCGAAGACGCGCCCGCGACACAGAAGGATACCTTCTGGGGATTCGATGAGGACGAGACCGATGGCTACTCCGACACTTCCATGAATTCATACATTGTCTGAGCTGGCGCTCGGAAGACACGAGGCACAACATGCTATTAAGTGATTTCTTTACACAGCTCAGCTACGGCGAACTCTCCAGTCTCGGATTGTCCAAAATGGGGCAGGGAAGTATCGAGATTGCGGACCAGCCAAAGGTCGTGGCACACATCAACTCAGCCTTGGCTCTGATCTCGAAGAAAATCCCGTATAAGCAATGTTATGTTAAATTGGCGGCTTCTACAGCGCGCAACACATATCTGCTGCAGCCCGAGTTTGCAGTGTCGAACACTGATCCCGGCAACACAGCGCCGCGGTACATCATCGACAGTGTTGACGAGCCATTCAAAGACAATGTGGTCAAGATCCGCGAGATCACACGGCTTGATCGCGCAGACACCCCTAACGTTGACGAGACGCTGATTACCTCAATCAACAAGCGCAGCACAGACTCTGGTTTCGGTGCCCGGGTCATTGGCACAAGCCGGATCATTCTCGAGCAGCCGCTGGATGGTGATGTCTACGAAGTCGAGTATCAGGCACAAGCTGACAAGCTGTCTATGTCGGTCGATCCAGATGAGGTGATCGATATTCCAGGCGCACTTGAACAAGCGCTGGAACTGGCCACGGCAGCCCGTGTCTTTGGCTCAATTGGTAACGAGACAGCCACGATGAAATCACAAGAACTCTGGGCCCGGTATCGGGCAGAGCTGGCCGAGCTCTCGGCTGACGACAACATGAGCCAGACTGAAACAGACGGCTTTGACAAGCTGCGTGATAAAGGCTTCGTTTAATGCCGACACTGCAAGAACTCGACAATGAATTTTCGGCCTTCAGCCAGCAGACGCTGGACACTCTTGCAGAACACTCGGTTCGCGTAGACGCGGCTCAAGCAGGCGCGAATGCCGCGCAGGTCTCTGCAAACACTGCTTTAACAAGTATCCTGCAGACAGGTCTTGATGCGTCCATCTATACAGATGAGGAAATTGAGCGCATCCGGCTGGCTCTTGTAACGCAATTGAATGCGATTACAGGCAGCATGAATCAGGCAATTGCTGACGAAGTCCAAGCCCAAGTTTTGACTTATGACGCAACATTGCGCGCTTCACTGAACGCAGCGATTTGGGATGTGAACACAATCGCAAGTGCTGTGAGTGGGGATTACAGCAATTTTACAGGCGTCACAAACCAGCTTTTAAACACTGATCTCCCTAATCTTGTGAACATAATTAACGGGGTGGCTACGACCCAGACCGATTTGCAAAATGAAGTTGCGGTAAAGCTGGGCGAGCTGGGATATGCCTCGGTTGCCGGGGGCATTGATGCTGCGATCCAACTAGCAGTCGAATTGGTTCAGCCTTTGGGTCACAAGGTTCTTACAGCACCAGCCGCACTGTGGACAACAACATCGAGCGGTCCTTTGCTCAGCGTCAAGCTCCCACCTACCGTCACTGACTTTTATACGGATGACGCATCTTTCGGTAACGTGTATCAGTTTCCTCAAGGTGAGCAGACTGTTGGACCTGCAGCCCCCCTGCCCTACGACAACACGCGTGTTTACCGCATGCTCATACGCTTCCGCGTGGTCTCTGACGGGACGTCAGGGGGCGTAGACATAGCAGTAGGGGCGCAAGCGTGGACGCCATCAAGCAACCACGAGTCTCCTCTTGTGCGCTACACCGTGGCCGACGGAGACCGGCAGCTGTATGTCTACCTTACTGGTTCAGCAGACATGCTGCCGCGCTTGGCTGATAAAGTTGCTGTTGATGTGACTGATGGACTGACGGCCACGCAAATTTTTCCCTACGTCCGGCAGAACGCCGGAGGCGTGACAGACGGACTGGTCCGACTGCATATGTTTGAAATTCTCGATGTGACTGACGCGTTTGAAGCAAGAGCCGCTGCACTTGATGAGATTGACGCAACACCACCGGACAACCCTACAGGCGTGACAGTAACATCTGTAGATGTAGACGGCGTGCGGCATCGCATGACAGCAGCATGGGATCTTCCCGCAGTCGAAGGCGCTGTCGGATACGATGTTGCTGTTGCGCAAGGCGCAGGAAACGAAGTGATCTTTCCAGTAGCCTCGAACCGGTGGGAAGCTGATGTGGCTCCTGGAGCTACATACACAGTGCGCGTGAGAGCGCGAGATCGCTTTGCAAATGCTTCCCCTTACACTGCGTTGATAAATCATACAGTTGCCGGTGATGCGATTATCCCAGATGACAACCTAGGCGACATCAGCGCAAACAAGATTGTCATTGCCGGAGAAACCCGGTTGTCCGATTGGCGTACCGGCGGAGACGCGACACAAATTAACGGCGGAGCCATTGCCGCCAACACGATTGCGGCAAACAAGCTGACAATTGGAGCCCGAAATCTATCTCTTGAAGAGATTGTGTTTGAGTACAATTCCCCTGCAAATGATCAGGTAAGCTGGAGCACTGGCAGCATCAGCTATGAGAATGATCTTGGCACTGCAGTGAGCCAGACGATCGCAGCAGGTAGCGCCACATGGACAGCAGGAACGCTGTACATTTACTGGGACAAAGACACATCTGTTCTTGGCTCAACAAGTGTTATCGCAACTGCATATGCATACAACCGCGTGATTTTGGCAACGTACAAAGGCAGTAGCCGGTTACAAGCAAATTTTGGTCGCACTGTCATCGACGGCGACAGCATCAAGACCGGATCAATCGGCGTAGGCCAGATTACTGTGGATAGCTTATCTTCTATTAATACCAATATTGGGGTCGCTACAGCAGGTATAATACAAAGCGAGGACGAAAAGTTTAAAATCGACCTCAATGCTAAAACCATCACCATCACAGTTTGATGGAACAGCGTAACTCGGACAGGATGATCATGAACGCTTTGCAACTCTCCAATCTTGGTCCACTGATCGCGGCGAGTACCGCTTGGGCCGAAAACCCCGCGCACAGTTTTTGGCTGGCCAGTGACCGCGGCCGCATGACGCTTGCCACCACTTTGCCTTCGCAGCTGTTCGCCGATCTGGCGAAGGTCGAACAGCTGACGCCTCAGACCGATGGGGCATTGGAGGCGCGCTGTGCCGCAATGACTGTGCCGCTGGTGGAGGTGGAATGGCCCTCCGGCCGCCACCAGCTCCTGCTGCCAGGGACATGGGAGACGGAAGGTGCACCTTATGAGGGTCGCCCTTATGAACTGGGCCGCTTCGACTGCTACAGCCTCGTGCGCGACTGGATGGCCCGCGAGCGCGGGATCACAATGGCATATCTTACAGACAGCCCTGCGCGGCTAGCCAACCAGCTGCTCACCGACGGCGCATTCGTCACCAACCCTGAGATTGAACGCTGGGAACGGGTCGTAGTGCCTCAGCGAGGTGATGGTATTCTCTTTGCTATGACACAGGAGGATGATCATACACCTGGAGTAGCCAACCATGCGGGCGTGTATTTAGGCAATGACCGTTTTCTTCATCATTTTGCAAACAGAGTGTCTTGTGCAACTGAACTGGATGCTTTCTGGACGGCGCGTATTGCAGCTTTTATGCGCTGGAAGGGTTGAGCATGGTCCGCACACTTCACGCCGATGGCAGCAATGGCAAGGTGTACATCTATAAGGGTGACGCAGACCCTGCGATTTATGCCACTCCTTTACCTGCCCAGCTGGGCAATCTGCATTTCCACTCGGACCTCAGCTATCTGGGCAATACTCAGGTCTTGGAAGCCACCGTCACTCACCCCGAACGGGTCCGCTCTTCTTCCAGCTCTAAATGGAGTGGTACTACCTACCGCACACGGCAAGGCACCCAGAGCTTTGTGCTTGGTACAAACACCCTTGGGACTATTCGTCCTGCTGTGGCTTTTTTTGGCGACGCGCAAATGCCCGCAGGAACCGTGGTTCACAAAGTCGGTCAATCTGTGCGCGCTGTAAGCCTGATTGTTACTGCGGACGAAATTAAGATTTTCGAGAACTGGCTCACATTTGATGATACCTTGCCGACCGTATCTCAAACGTATCGCATTTTTTTGTTTCAAACGCTTTTCAACGCGTCTGGAAACACCAGCATTGCAATCTCACCTGGTACTTTTACCGCAGGCTTTGGCAAGCTATCCACCAGCTACCGCTACCTGCGTCGTGCAGACATCTCACCTGACGCCTTTGTTACCTCCGCGCCTACCGCTGATGTGCAGGGCGGAGGCATAAAAGTAGTGCTGCCTGATGGCACAATTCCTAGCCAAAGTTCCACTTATACTGGTACTTTTACGGGAACTCCTGGGACAGGAGTTCGGATATGACCGCCAGCTTTGAAGCCGCAAACAACGTGATCCGCGTGCGCGACACCAATGGCGCCGTAGTTTTTGATACCGGTACTCCGATGCCGCATATCGCACAGGCTATCACCGCCACACTGGACCACAGCTTTGCGGCCAGTGCTACATCGCGTGTAGTGCGCGGCTATAACCAAACGCCTGCGTTCACGTCGGGGTGTCGGGAGCTGCAATACATCTGCAATCAGGAATATGTCTGCCGCTCCGTTTATGTGTGTCGTCAGGAGTATCAGTGCACGCGCGATCCATGGACGCAACAGACCACCTGCCGCTATGTCACCGTCTGTGGCAACGAGCAGCAATGCGGCTATGAAAATGTTTGTGGGAATGAATGGGTCGATGTCGCGGGTTACGAGACCTTCGAAAGCGCACGAGTCGCCGCACGCGAACACGAGCAGACTTATACGCTGGGGACACTAAGTACAGGCACCAACCCCGACTTTCTTTTGGTACTAATCAACGCCAGTCGGACCCGTTCTGGCGGCCAACAAGATTACGGTATTTTTATTAGCGCCATTCCCGCAAGCGAAACGATTTGCGCCAACGGTAGCACCATCCTTGAAACAGCGTTTCAGCCCAACGGAGATCCTTGGCTCAGCCGCATTCTGAGCGTGTTTCTGGAGGGTGATACAGTCAAAGCGCAATTCAGTCATTCCAACAGAGAGTACACATCAGCAAAAGCGCATTCTAGCATGGCCTGCGTAACCTACCCTTCCAACTTTGCGCCCCTTGATGACACGCGATCAGACTGGAAAATCGACTTTGAAATATACACAGGAAAGTTCACTACATGATGGTTAAAATTTTATCTACTGCGCGTGATATGGTTGGTAACGCAGCGACAATACGCGCCGAAATTCATGAGCAAAACCCAGGCTACACGCGAGTAAAAGACACCATCGAAATCGAAATAGAAGGTGGTGCGCGTATGAGCGACGTTGAATTGACGAGCAAAATCAAGGAGATTTATCATGGCTGAAGTAGCGCGCTACCTGTCACTGCCTTTTGCGAACAAACCTGTCATTAAAAATGGTGTACATGTTGGATTTACAGTAGGCGTCACGCTTTTGCATGGCGATCATACGGTTACAGAAGAAATTGACGCGATTTGTGGCGCTGAACAAGCAGCGTTTTTGACATCCGGTCCAATCGAAGTTTATGCGGCGTGGTCTGAGCAGATTGTAAACGAACACAAGCTTAAAGAAAAAGCGAATAGCGCCATGGATTTGCTTTTTAGTTGACACAAAAAAGCTCAAGATTTTGGTACTGATATTTATCTTCTGAAACGTCAATTCCCGCCAGCGATGGGCGTTTTAGTGTGAAGCGTGCATTGGGTACAGTGAGGACAGAAACGTCTCCCCACAAGGCTTAATCATGATTGCTCAACCGTCGCAGTATCAGCCTGGAATGGCGCCCCAAGGTGATTTCTCGCAGTTTTCTACGCTGGTTGAAAAAGCCCAGGCCAGATCCAATCAACTCATTGGCTCAGCTGCGCAACAGCTCACTTTCAACGCAGATGAGGGACGGGCCCGCCAAGCGCGAGCGAAGGCGGCACGGAACGGCTACACAGACCAAATGCGTGACTGGGGACCACAAGGAGCCTCTACCCCAAACGACAATTGGGCGCGCATAGGTTTTCAAAGCAATGTCCCGCGCAGCCTGTTTGACACAGAGTCAACCGGAAACTTTCAAGCATCCAACGATGTAGCGGGGTCTGGCGGAAAAGGGCATTTCGGTGTGCTCCAGTTTTCCCGCGACCGTTTGCAGGAAGCGATCAATGCTAGAGTCATTCCTCAGATGACGCCTGAAGAATTTCGAACCAACAACCAAGCGCAAATTGCAGCAAGCAATTGGCACTTCGACGACATTGACCGGTACATCCAAGACCGAGGTCTGAACAGCTACGTGGGTCGTGAAGTGAATGGCCAAAAGCTGACGATGAACTCTTTGCGCGCTGTGGCTCATCTTGGCGGTCAAACAGGCATGATGCGGTATCTGGAATCAGGCGGCCAGTATAACCCTGCAGACGCTTACGGCACTTCTCTCTCAGACTATGCGGCACGGCATGCAGGACTGATGCAGACTCCCTCTCCTCGCGCACGCCCGACCCGATAAAAGGTACACTCATGGAAAATAATGAAGTCGAAGTAACCGACCACGAAAAGATGACCGAGTGGACAAACGAACCAAGCCTCTTGGATCTCAAAGCTGATCTTCAGATCACGCAATCGTCGCATGATGCCGCGGTAACGAAAGTCCAGCAGTGGCGCGACATCCGCAATCTGGAAAATGCAAAAGCACCCAAGAAACGCCAGAACAGATCCGCAATTCAACCAAAACTGGTTCGTCGGCAGAACGAGTGGCGATATGCTGCACTGTCCGAGCCATTTCTTGCATCCGAGGATCAGTGGGAAGTCTCTCCGACAGGATGGGAAGACAAAGAAGGCGCGATTCAAAACGAAAAGCTGCTGAACTATCAGTTCCGTTCAAAAATCGGTCGTGTTGCATTCATTGACGAGTACGTCCGCACAGGCGTCGATGAAGGCACTGTGTATGTGAAGCCGGGCTGGATTTACGAAAGCGATATGGCTGACAAAGAAGTGGCTGTGTTCGAGTACACGCCAATTCAAGACCCCCAGCAAGCAGACGCTTTGCAGCAGGCCATGCAGATCAGCCAGACAAATCCGCAAGCATTTATGATGCTTCCCGAAGAAATTCAGGCAAGCGTTGAATACTCGATGGAAGTTGGGGCACCTTATCTGGCCGTACAGGTCGGAACGGAAATGATCCAAGAAGAGGTCACGGTCAAGAACGAGCCAACGCTCGAGATTCTTCAATTTGAAAACGTCTACTTGGATCCGGCTGCACAAGGCAAAGTCGAGAAAGCCAACTTTGCTGTGATCTCCTTCGAGACGTCACACGCCAAGCTGAAAAAGGACGGCCGGTACACCAACTTGGATCAAGTCAACTGGTCTGGGAACACGCCCCTGACAAACCCTGATCACGAGACCGGCACTGACGAGACTGCGCAATACAAAGACGATTTGCGACGTCCTGTGGTAGCTTACGAGTATTGGGGTTTCTGGGACATTGATAAGACCGGCATTCTAAAACCAATCGTGGCCACATGGATCGGCGACACTCTGATCCGGATGGAAGAGAACCCCTACCCCGACAAGAAGATTCCGCTGGTCGTGGTGACCTACATGCCTGTCCGCAAAGAAGTGGCTGGCGAACCTGATGCTGCATTGCTGGAAGACAATCAAGATATTCTCGGCGCTGTGACACGGGGCATGATCGATCTCTTGGGTCGGTCTGCCAACGGACAGCAGGGTATCGCCAAAGGCATGCTCGATGTGGTGAACAAACGCCGCTACGATCGCGGCGAAAACTACGAGTTCAATCCGCAGATGACTCCAGACATGGGGATAAAAGAGCACAAGTACCCTGATCTGCCTGTGTCGGCGTTCAACATGCTGACACTCCAGAACCAAGAAGCAGAAGCCATCTCCGGCGTGAAAAGTTTTTCTGGTGGCATCTCCGGCGACGCTTACGGTG